AGATTCAGCGCGTTTGCGTTGGCATCATCGTTCTCCTGAGAGATATGAACCAGCGCCTCCACAGCCCGATCCAGAGCAGCCGCCGTCAGCACGGAGCCGTCATTGAAGTCCACAACGTCGCTCTTGAAGGTAGCAAGCGTATTGGGAGTATTCCGCTTTAGGGTAACGGAAACTCCAGTTGCCGGAGCGGTCGTGAATTGAACCTTGTCCACGCCGCTTTCTTCGATCAGCGTATAGCCGGAGGTCAACAGGGTTTCGTTGAGGTACACCTCAATAAAACCGTCGTTGATCCACCCATCGATGCCTGTCAGGGCAAACTTTGTGGTGGTACCGTCTCCGGTATAGATCTTATAACTGGTGGGATTGGGCATTGGAAAGTTTCCTTAGATTCACTCCGGTCTACGCCGGGGCTGGATGTCCGAGAGATTGTAATAGTCAGCAATTTCCTGTTCAGCGATGTTCAGGTACTGCTTGACAAACAAGAGGTTCTGGAAAGGAAGCAGCAGTCGGGCCTTGTGGATTGTCCCCTTGGTGATTTCCCGTTCGAGATCCAGACCCATGGTCCTTCCTACGGTTGCTCCATAGACATCTCGGACGATTCCTCCACTACGTTCGCCAATAGCCCAGCCGGGAAAGCCGTACAGGTCCAGCCCGCTGTAGCGGTACGGGGACAGGATTGGATCCTTATCGATTGCCTTGGTCCAGATCGTGTCCATCACGAAACCCGGCACAAAGAACTCTGAGGGGCCCGTAAATGCTCCGCGCACCATCCCTGCAAAGTCCATGCGCTTGGCCGTATCGTCAGCCCGCTCCCGGTCTCCAGCAGCCGTATAAGACTTCCAGTCAGCCCAGTTTCTGAGGTACTGGATGGTCCCGGCAAACATCAAGGTTGCCACGATCTCCTGTGCCACGGTAGCCCCACCCCCATTGCGGGTACGGCTGACGTTCTGCATCAGGAAGTTGTCCACACCCTTGATGTTGAATGAGCGGAACTGCGTCATCAACTTGCCCACGAACGAGAACATGCTCTTGTGGAAGTCTCCACGGGTAGGCATGTCCTGCACACGGGTTCGGACCATACGGTCTACAAACGACTTGAGCAGATCCATCTGGATTCCATCGATGTTGTCCATGCCGACAATTCGATCTCCAAGGAATCCGGCTCGGGTCTGAGCGTTCTTGCCGACGTAGTCAACCAATTCCTGATACTGCTGAGTGTTGACGCCAAGGGTCCTGAGAGTCGAGTCATCAAGCCGCCTCGAAAGCCCCTTGGAGACCTCCCAAAGATGCTGCATGGTCGTGGCTGCGGTCAACTGCTGCGTGAAACTGGTAGCAGGAGCCAGAAGCGACACATCCGACATGACGTTTGCCATGCTGCTCAGGGTCCGCGCTGCCACATTGGAGTACGGGTCTGGGGTCAAGTCGCCAACGCCCTGAGAAATCACTCGACGCAGGCGTTCCGTTGAAGGAGAGAACCATGAATCCATCAACGAAGCCATGTTCTGCGTCGGCTTGTCGAGGTTCTTCCAGTTTTGCAGCATCTCCGTCAGGATGGGCATCTGCTCCACGACCTGTCGGATACCCAAGGTGCCCACAATACGGGCAATTTCCCCGATCTGTGCAAGGCCAAACTGTCCGCCCGTGCTGAGATAGCCCAAAGGCAGAACGATCTGGAGAACCTTGTCCCCGACAGTCGTTCGTCCATGGTGAATGGGCTCAAATCGAAGTGCAGACACGACTTCACGCAGCGCCGACTCATGTCGAGGTTCAATGACACCGCCCAACTTGCGGGCCATGGCAAACATCTCGTCAATGCCCGTGACTTCGACCTCTCCACGGACTTCCTTGCCACGCTTGGTCATCTTTGGACCCAAGACGCCACGAGCCTTCATCTCTGAATTGAAGGCGTTCAGTAGTTCCTTTTCATTTACAGCGCCGAGAACCGAGGTCAGGTACTTGCGAAAGACAAAGGGAAGATCGTCGTTCGAGAGATCGGCAATGCCAAGGCCCAAACCCTCGCCCTTGTTCAACAGATCTGAAGACGTAGAAATGGTGGCAGTTTCGTCCAACAGGATTCGAGACCGACCAAAGGGAGTCTTGCTTCCGACCTTATCCTTGAGGGGGCCTTCCAATCCAACGATTGCGTCAAACAGTTCTTGTTCCTGTTGAACCGTGGGAGCATTCTCCGTCTTGTTGGCAATCGCCATCAGACGTTCGGCAAAGGCCGTGGCCGCGTCATCGATGTCCTCAGTAAAGGTGGTTTCGACACCATCCATCACTACCTTGCGTCCATTCTGATCAATCGACTGCTTCACAAGGGCTGTCAGAGACTTACGCCCTTCTTCCGTCGTAGACAGCCTGCGGATACGGTCCCAGCGCCAAACACGGGGGAAGTAGTTCACCACCGCAGTCTTCTGGAAGCCCTTGAGGCCCGAGGCGTTGGCAATGTCATGGACCTTATTCAAGATCCGACGCATCTCCTGTGCAGCCTCATTGACAGCCTCTACGGAATCGTCGTAAGCACCCGTCCTCAACTGGGCGGCCACACGACGGTCAAAGTCCAGACGCATTCCCTTGCCCTTGAACGTACTCACCAAGGCATCAGTGATGTCCACATCCCGAGCAATGTTGTCAACTCCGTTGCCCATGGCAAAGCGGATATAGGCCGTCTTGTAAGCCCGGAGATAATTGCCCATCAGCGAGTAATACGTCTGTAGGCCCTTCTCCATAATCGTGAACTGCTGGGCAGTGCCATAGTCACGGCGGGCATTGAAGCCTAGATTGGCGATGAGTCGGGCCCATCCATTTTCCGAAGTGTGGGCATAGGCCGACTGGTTACCGATCACGCCAAGCCCCGGGAGGTTGTGCCACCAAGGGAGGGCCTTGGCAACATCAGAGGCATCCGCGAGGCCAGCCCGTCCTTCACCGCCACCAGCGGCTCCTCCACCAATGTCGCCCACTCTCCCACCACCACCGACTCCTCCCGCAGCAGGCTTGCCAAGCGCCATCTTGCCGGGGTTCAGTCGCTTAACCAGTTCATTGTTGACATGGATCTTCCGCCCGTCCTTCGCCCGCTTGTTGATCACTTCGATCACTGCGGCTCGACGAGCGTTTAGATCTAGGGTCAGGACGCCCCTCTTGTTCATCCGCTTAGGCGGGTTCTGAGAGATGACACGGAGTTCATCAACGACATCCGCCACCGTGTTCCGATTCACCGTTCCACCACGGTTTCGGACCTCCTGCAACACTTGGAAGATCAACGAAGCGTCTTCCTTCTCCTTGAATTCCTTGTGGCGACCAAATCGGAAGTATTCCCACACCGAGTCCACCATGGATTCCCGGGTAGTCAGGTCTTGTAGGGTTCGGTCAATTCCCGCAATGAAGGTCCGTTCTCCGGCAGGCCTCAACTTGGCAACAACCTCCGGAGGCAGATCCTTGCTGACTTCTTCCCAGAATGCCTTATTGAAGGCGCCCATTCGCACCTTGGTCAACTCGGTCTTCACAAGGGCCTGTGCAACCTTGGAGAACAGTACCGAGTCCATCTTGGCTCCGGCCACAGACAACTCCTGCGCCGCCGCCTTGATGGCCGACCTCATGCCCATCAATTCCCCCAACTTGGGGTTAGCGGGAGTGCGCCGTGCGGCCCGTTCCGCAGCCATTGCTGCCTCGTCAAGCACAGGAAGACCCATGCTGCGCGTTCCGGGGATAAACAAGTCAGGCTCCATGCGGAATCCCGGCTTGCCATAAGTGCTGGTCCTCGCCCAGTCATCAAACAGATCCCGAGCGATACGATCAGCCTCCCACAGGAAGGTCCCAGTACCCGGGGCAAACAGCATCTCATCGGCGGCAGCCTGCGAGTCAAACGCAAAGGGCCTGCCGTAGGTGACTGTATATCCTCCGGGCAGCAGCGTGGCCTTGGTGGCCTTGAACTCCCGCACCATCTGCTCAACGTTCTCTCGAACAAAAGTGCGTCCAAACATGGCTCCACCGACAATGCTGCTAGCCGTTCCTGCCAAGGTCATGCCGTAGATGACATCCGCAGCGGAGGGGTCGTAGGCCGGATCAAAGGTGTTACGAGCAGCCTGATACGTCACTTCTTCGGCAATACCAAGAGCGCCATATCGCAGGGCAAGATTGGTTCGACTGACGGCGCTAACTGCTTCTGCCGCAGAGATCGAAGCGTTCATCACGCGGTCATTGCCCAAGACGGCTGATCCCACACGGCCCGCCATCTGCCCCATGGGAAGGCCGCTGAGAACCAGAGGTTCTGCCAGCAGCCCAACAGCCATCTGTGCAGAGATATCCGCAGCGACGCCCAGAGCCTTACCAGTAGCACTGCCGTACTGCTCCTGCATCTGGGGCTGTGCCGCCATGATGAAGCGGTAGCGGTCCTCAAAGGTCCCGAAGTCCGGAGAGGTCAACAAATACGGCCACTCCTCATAAGGGACATCACGCAACTGAGTGGCGATGGTCTCTGGATTGTTCGACAACGAGAAGGAGATATCGTCCTTCATCGGGTCAAACTCCGTCTTTCGCTTGGTCAGGTTCAGCGGAATTGACTTCGGGGCATCCCCCATCAGATTTCCAAGGCCCGTCCCGGCAGACCAAGCCAGAGATCCCATCAGGGTGTTGCGGAAGCCGATAGCCTCAGCACCAAACGGGGCATCCACAAGGTCTTGAAGCGAGGCATCGAGAACCTTGCCCACAGAAGCCTTGCGCTCCAACTCCAGTTGTTCTGCCGGAGTCAGGGAGACGATAGAACGAGGTAGGGTGGTCTTTGCCATGGCTCAGTACTTAGGTCCAACTTCCATGAAGGGATACCGTTGCAGCAGTTCCTTCCGAATATTCTTGCGCTGTTCTGCATCCTTAACGCGCTGCGTTTCAAGGTTACGGGCAAAGTCCATGATCTCCTGTTCGCTGGGGACCAAGTCTTCGGGCCTGTAGTACCGGAACTGTCCGTCCTTGTCGGCCACGGCTCGTCCCTGAGCGTCTCGAACAGCCATCATGGGAACGCCATCAGCATCTTCGGCCACAACGACCAAGGTAACATCCTTGGCAAAGCGGTTGTCCATCCAATCGGCCAAGAACTTGGGATTCCGCATGGCCTCATAGGGGAAAGCCGACGCAGGAAGCGCGGAACCACGGAAGGCAATGAAGGAGTCTTTGACCGTTGTCGCGGCTTGCTCCATGGCTTCACGATGGTTCCGCGAAGAGCCGAGGGCAGTTCGATATGCCTGAACGTACTTGGAGGTCAGGTAGGGCTGCGCGTCTGGGTTGGTGATCTGACTTTCAGTCCGAAGACGCATGAAGTTTTCAGACAGCGTCACGGCGTCGTTTGAGTTCCCCGTGGCAATGTTCGCCCAAGAGAACTCATTCTGGAGGTCCAAGAACGACAACTGCGTGGTCTGCCCCAAGTACTTGCGTGAGGTGATGTCCCGCAGGATGTCCGAAGGCTGGTATCCCTGTCGCATCTGGCTGAAGGCATACAGCATTTCTTCCTTCAATGCCTTGCCTGCAACACCAGAAGGAACGACCTCGTCCAGATTGCGTCCATTTTCCAGCATGTAGCGGTATGCCCAGATGGCATCTTCGGCATCGGCAATATCGCTAGGAAGTCCACCCTCAACGGCCTGCGGATTCAAGACGCGGTCGAACGACCGGGCAACCCGAGAGATCTGCTCGTTGCTGCCAAAGGTGCGCCCGAGGTCCAATCGAATCGCCATGAAGCGGCCACGCAGTGCAGCCTTGTCCTTACGGACAGCCGGACTATCGGTATCGAGGGGAGTCAAGGAGGCATAACCACGGCGCTGCGCTTCCGATTCTTCAGTCTTTCGGAGCAGCGAATCGTACCGGGCATACTCCGCAAGGTAGACGTTCTTAGCCTCTCCACTTTCAGGAGACACGCCCAGAACCGTCCGCATTCGCTCATTGGCCTGAGTGCGATACTGCTCGGCCTCAGGCAGTTCAACTCCACCCTGAGCAACAAAGTTGAAAGTCTCATTCAGGAACGCCTGTCCAGACTCCTGTTCGTACAGAATGGTGCCAGCCTTATAACGGGCCACCATTCGTTCCTTGCCATACTTCTGCATAAAGGAGTCCTGCATGGACAAATATCGCCCACGCTCCGCCGCAGGCACCCCAGACTTGTCCATGGCTTCCAGAAGACGCTCTTCCATCAGCGCCTGATACTGCTCTTCGGGAAGGTCGGCAAATTCAGGTGGAACACTCCGTGCGGCTTCAAAAGCAAAGTTAGAAACAAAGTTCTGCTGATCTTCCTTGGCCTTGCGCTCCAACTCGTTACGCGCACTTTCGTTTTGACGCAGAGCATAGATACGGTTCTCTTGCGTCTTGGCCGAAGTGGCGTTTTGTGACACACTCAGAGCATCGATCTTGTCTGCAAGATCCTTATCGCTGATGACTCCATTTGCGTTTGACACAACAAAGTCATAGACCGCACGGTTCTTGGCTGCGGTGTCTCGCTGACGGTTGGCCTCAATGCGGGCCCGGTTGGCTCCAAGGAGTGCCTTGCTGGTGTTGGTGTCCTTCAGATAGGACCCCGGAGCCGTTTGGACGTTTCCAAACAACCCCTCGACGCCTTCAAGGTTATCCGTGGTGGGCATCAGGTCTACAAACGCCTTGGCAGCCGCCTCGTTGACTTCCGTGCGGCTGACACCCAACTGTCCAGACTCATCGAGCGACTGCTGCAAGGTCTGCAAAGCCGTTCCGCTGACCGTGGGATCTGGACTGGAGATGTCCTGCACGGCCTGTGCAACAGCAGCCTGCACACCCGTCAGAATCTTGTTTCGACGGACTTCAACAACCTGTTCCTCATTCCGTACCGCCATCGAAGCCACAAAGGGATTGAAGCCCTCAAAGAAGGCTCGG